GATGCGCTACAAACTAAGGCAGAGCAAGTTCAAGCCTCTTTAGCATCGTTAGGGGTCGCTAGCTCTGCGCTAGGAGTCACTACTGGATACAACTCTTATACCCCAACCCTTTCAACGACTTCTCCTAATGCGCTAGGCGGAACAAAAGATGCTTCTAATTACACCAACTACAATGTATCGGTGACTGGAATAAACCTCACAGACCCTAACGCTACGGCGCAACAGACGGTGAACGCGCTCAAATTCGGCACCCCGATAGCCACAAATGTTTCTGCACCTAGCGTTGTATCCGGTACGGCAGCAAGGGGTAACTAATGGCAACCGTATCCTCGCTTAATTATTACTCTTTTGCCTTTAACGGATTTGTATTCGGTGGCGCAGGTTCGCCTTATCAAATCACCTCGGTGGATGGGTTAGAAAGTCTGCCATCTCTGCGCGTTCAAGATGCAGACCGAGGCTATCAAGACGGAATGTTCTCAGGTCGAGATTTCCTTAGCGGTAGAACGATCACAATGACCATGCTCATCTTGTCGGGTAACGGCAACTCAGCATTTCAAAACCTAAACCTCTTGCAAGCCACTCTCCAGCCTCAGCAAACAGGCACAACCCCACTTCAGTTTCAGCTCTCTCCTGCCGGTGGACTTCAATTCATCAACGCTCGCGTGAGAGCATCAAAACTCACAGTCGATCCCGAATACACCTACGGCTTCATTAAAGCCCAATATGACTTCTTTTGCCCTGACCCTCGCTATTACGACAACGGTGTTCAAACGGCGACTATGACCTACACAACCCCACTAGGTCGCACCTATCCCCGTGTCTATCCTTTGACCTTCGGTGGCGGTTCCAACACCCAATTCGCCACAGTCACCAATAGCGGAACGACTAGCACCTACCCTCTTATTTCTATTCATGGCCCCGTAACAAATCCCGTCATCGGAAGCATTACGGCTAACGCCTCTCTGAACTTTAACTACACAATGGCGGCTTCAGATGTCATTTCTATTGATCTGCTCAACCGCACAATCCTTCTCAACGGAAACCCTGCTCGCAACTTATTGCTAGGATCATCCACATGGTTTAACGCGGCAGTCGGCACCAATCAGTTTTACTTTACGGGTTCAGGAACAATCGCAGGAACAACAACCGCTTCGGTACAATGGAACAACGCTTATGTATAACAGGGAGAACTGATGGCATTACGCACACCGCCTAGCTGGTTACAAAACGGCTCACATCCAGCGGAAAATGATCGCCTAACCACGCAGGCTCTTTACGCGACAACGGGCATCATCGGCTCAACCTCTCTTGCCGTAACCCAAAACGGAACGCCAAATATGTCGGTGAACATCGCCGTAGGTTGGGCTGCAATCGTAGGAACTAGCACGACAACTCAGGGAACTTATGTCTCCTACAACGATGCCGTAGTGAACGCGGCAATCGCTACCGCGCCGGCAACGAACTCTCGCATTGATCTTGTCTGCTTAACCGTCAATGATGCTTATTACTCAGGCTCGACAAATAACATCGTGGTGAATGTGGTGACAGGAACAGCCGCCGCCTCACCAGTCGCACCTGCTACACCGGCCAACTCCATCGCGCTAGCTCAGGTTCTAGTCGGAACTTCCGTCACTTCTATCCTCAATGCCAACATCACCGATGTCCGCGTTCAGACCACAACAAACCTTCCAGTTGTTAGCTTGACGGGTACGCAAACCCTCACCAATAAAACTCTTACCGCACCCGCTATTAACACTCCAACAATTACTGCTCCACTAGAAGTCGGTCAGCAATTAGCCACTTTCGGCGGAACAATGAACCTAGATGTTCTTTCGGGTGAAGTGCTTTGGTATACATCGGGCGGCTCGTCAAACGCCACCCTCAACTTCCGCGGTAATGCTGGCACAACACTCAATTCGCTAGTAGGTGTGGGTGTGCCAATAAGCGTGGTTGTTCTTGTATCTCAAGGCGCAACCGCTTACATCCCTAACGCGTTCCAAATTGACGGAGTGGCGCAAACGCCTAAATGGGCTGGTGGTACTGCTCCTTCTGCTGGTAACGCTTCGGCAATTGATATGTATTCATTTACAATTTGGAAAACTGCTGCAACCCCAACTTGGGTTATTCTTGCTGGCGGTCCAACTAAGTTCGCATAGGAGATAACAATGCCATTACTTGCGGGATTTGTATTCGGGGCTGGCGGCGTAGGTCGTGCTGCCGTATCAGGCACAACTGGTTCTCCAACTATTGATTCATCCACTCGCGCACCTAAAACCATTTATAAGTTTACGGGTTCAGGTTCCATTACCGTTGCCACTGCTGGAACAGTTGAACTATTGGTTGTTGGTGGTGGTGGTTCTGGCGGTCAAGGACAAAATGGAAGTCCTGCTTATGCAGGTGGCGGCGGCGGCGCAGGTGGTTATCTTTACACTATTTCTGCTTACTTAACAGTTGGAACTTGGACCGTTGTTATTGGCGCGGGAAGCGCGGCGTACGCGAATGGCGCGTCACCGTCTGCTTTGTATTCGGGCGCTGTTTCATTCGTTGCGACTTCTGGTGGCATGGGAGCCTCAAGCGCGGCAGGGTACACACTTGTCGCTGTTCCAGCCGCAAGCGGCGGCGGCGGTGCTGGCTTGAATAATCTTACGGGGCTTGGTGTTAACGGTGCTGGACAAGGTTACGCAGGCGGCACTACTACTGCGGCCGGTGGTGGTTCTGGTGGTGGTGGTGCTGGCGCCGTTGGAGTAGCGGCAACAGTAAGCCCTAATGGTGCGGCAGGCGGAGTTGGCGTCTCCAATTCAATCACTGGGTCCGCCGTTTATTATGCAGGCGGTGGCGGTGGCGGTGGTGGCACGAATAGCGGTTCTGCTGGCGCAGGGGGTAACGGCGGCGGTGGTGCAGGCGGCGGTGGCGGCACTTCTACGGGCGGCTCTAACGGAACTAATGGAACCGCAAATACTGGCGGTGGCGGTGGCGGCGGCGGTGTTAATACCGCATCTGCTTACACCCCAGGTCAAGGCGGCAGTGGCGTTGTAATAATCGTGGTTGGATAGGGAGCAGATATGGCACACTTCGCTCAACTCAACGATGGCACGGTTACTCAAGTGATTGTGGTCAATAACGAAGTCATTGGTAACGCCGCAGGGCTTGACGGAGAAGCGCTCGGCATCGCTTTTTGCCAATCGCTATTCGGCGCTGACACTCAATGGGCGCAGACTTCCTACAACGCTAATTTCAGAGGCAAGTACGCTGGTATTGGCGACACTTTTGACGGAACTAATTTCATATCGCCCGAGGTATTAACTCCACCTGTAAAGTAAACGCATGGCTAACTACCGCTACCTTTTTGCCGATCTCTTAACGAACACCATCCTCGCTGAATTACCGCTAACGGCTGTCAATTTCACGCAACAGTTAAACACCGCAGGAACCTTCACGGGTGAATTGTTAATTTCTGGTGTCAATACAACGAACCTCAATGTGGCAAGTGCGACTATCCCTGCTCGCACCGCCGTTTATGTAGATCGAGATGGTGTTTTGGTATGGGGTGGGGTTCTTTGGGCGCGAGAATACAACTCTAAATCTCAAACAATTAAACTCACCGCCAGAGAGTTCGAGTCCTATTTTGAACGCAGAAGGATTACGGCTGACACGGTTTTTACCAACACAGATCAGCTCACCGCCGTTCAGACGATTATCACCAACGCCCAAGCTGCTACAAATGGAAATATCAATGTGCAGTTAGGTGGCGAAACTTCAGGCGTACTGATTAACCGCACCGTCTATGGCTACGAATACAAGACGGTTTTCTCTCTTATCCAAGATTTATCCCGATCTACTACGGGCTTTGACTTCAACATTTATGTCTATTATGACTCCAACGGCAACCCTGCCAAACTCCTGCGCCTCGGATACCCTCGCTATGGTCGGGTTTATTCAGCGACTTCTCTCACGGTTCCAGTCTTTGAATTGCCGGGCAACATCATTGAATACACATGGCCTGAAGATGGAAGCACCGCCGCCAATACTCTCTATGCGCTAGGGGCTGGCTCTAATCCGGGCAGACTGACATCTACGGCAGTCGATGGTTCTAAGATCGCGGCTGGCTGGCCTTTGCTAGAGGAGCAATCTAATTACTCAGATGTGTCCGATGCGACCCTGCTCTCCAACCTTGCTACGGGTCAGGTTTCAGTCGTTTCCTACCCACCGACCACAATTAAAATCACAATCCCACCTTATGCTGACCCGATCTTTGGCTCTTATGAAGTGGGGGATGATGCGCGTATCAGAATCCTTGACGACAGGTTCCCGACTCAGCTAGATACCATTTACAGAATCGTTGCCTACAATGTCACGGCTGGAGAGAATAACGCTCCCGAAACTGTAACGATTACACTTACTACAACATCAAACTAGGAGTGACATGGGCTACCTAAACTTTCCGCCTAATCTCAAAGACATCTTTGACGACATTTATGCGCGAGTTCGCAAGTTAGAAACTGCTCAACGCTTCACGGCTCCAGTTGTAGCCGCCGATCCCGCCAACACTCGCAAAGGCGACATTTGGCTCAACACGACAACAAACTCTCTTAAAACTTACGACAACAACGGAGCGGTGGAGTCGATAGATCTCACTCCCATTGCTTTTACTCCCGTTTTAACGGCTCAAACGGGAACGATTACGAGTTACACAATTAATTACTGTTCTTACGTGAGAATCGGAAAACTCTGTTCGGTTCATTTTACCGTCACTATTACCAACGCCGGCACAGGTGCTAACGCCCTGTTTATGACCTTGCCTTTTAACTCTGCCGGTAGCAGCGCAGGAGCAGTGCGCGAAAACGCAGTTGTTGGCTCGGAAGGCCAAGTGTGGACACAAAGCGGCATTAATTACGCTCCAATTATGTTGTACAACAGCACCACACCTATCGTTACCAATTATCAACTAATTGGTACACTTAACTACATCACCGCTTAACCCATAACCCGAAAGGGCGCAAATGTTCTGGAGTAACGCTAACTCAATTTCAAACACTATTTGGGCAACCCTTGAGAGCATAGTTATTATCGGAACACCTATCTTTTTCATCCTCAAAGGACAGAGAAAACTGGACAAGCGTTTAGACCGTATCGAATACGCACTATTTAACGATGGCAAGACGGGGCTGATTAACAAAGTCGATGCTCTGATCGAGAACCAGCAAAGCATCAAAACGGATGTAGCAGTCCTCAAGGCGCAAAAAGAAGATTAAAATGACCGATGCTCACGATGGGAATGTGACTCACTCCTACACAATCCATTATCCGGCGCATCCAGCTCGCACCGATGACCCTCATTATGTCGATTTCAACCACTACCACAAGGCAACCCATGACACAGCAAAATGCTCAATCGGAGAACACAGAGATGACTTCTCAGAGTGCAGCCTTGATAAGCCTCTTGAATTGCATCACGCGCACATCGAATTTTCATTACAAAACGGGGTCGATCTCAAATGGCTGGAAGTCGATTATCCAGGAATATCTAACCCTGACGAAGTAGGAAAATGGGTAGAATCGGCAGAGAACCTAGTTTGGCTTTGCGAGTTCCATCATCGCGGTTCAGGTGGGGTTCATGTAGCAGCAGCAAGCGATTTTGAAGCAGAAAAATATGTTCGCAACCTCATCGGAAAGAAGGAAACAAATGGCTAAGTTCAAACTCAACCTCACAGCAAAAGAAAAGGCACTTCTTGAGCATTACGGCTACGGTGTAGTCGCTGCTGGATATGCCGCGTATCAAATTGATCCACACGCAACCGTTAAGCAAATCATTATTGAAGCACTTGTCGGCGGCTTGCTCGCTCCACTTTTGGCTCGTATCAACCCAAAGAGCCTTGTGAATACAATCACGAAAGACACAGGCGCACCTGCTCCATTGGTTCAGGCTGGCGTTGATGCCGTTCTCGCCGATGCGAATAAGATCGTTGCGGCTGAAACTCCGAAGGCTAAGTAGTAACATAAGCACACGCCGTTATGGGCTTCGTTCCATGACTTAAAGCCCTGCCCTACGGGGTGGGGCTTTTGTGTTAAGAAGGAGATTAGATGTCCACCGCGCTTGATGTCCTCAATGTAGCTCGCTCACAACTTGGATTTCACGCAGGGGCGCAAGATGAAAACCCTTATGGCGACTGGTACGGAATTAAAAACGCACCTTACTGCGCGATGGGAGTTTCTTGGTGCTTCGCTCAGGTTGGACTCTCTCATCTCATAGCCGCGCAAACTCCTAAAGGTTTTGCCTACAACCCTGCTGCTTTGCCCTGGTTCCAACGGCAAGGGCTAGTCGTCAATAAGTATCAAGCGCAACCTGGCGATCTCGTTTTCTTTGACTGGAACTCAGATGGAACCGTTGATCATGTCGAGATTATCGAGAACGCTTCTCCAGACGGCATTACCACCATCGGTTTCAATACAGGCAACCCCAATGATGCCGTTCACGAAAGTGGGTGCTGGCGCGTTCATCGCCCGTACTTATTCATTGCCGCGATTGTCAGACCTAAGTACCCAGTACCCCTCAAACCCGTTTCTAAGGGCTCTACGAGCAAGAAGGCGACTGCGGTAGTGGGTGGAACGGGAACGGTCATCGCCGGTGCCACAGGGGTCATGCACAACGGGATGTTGACTACTACCCCAACGGCTTCAACCCCTGCTAAAACTGTATTCGTAGCTCCACCTTTTCCCGTTTCTAAAACCGCCTTCAATCTAGGTCAGCAAAACTCCGCAGTCATGGCGGTTGAGTTGGCTCTTACAAAGGCTGGATTACTCCCCCACCAATACGACACGGGCATTATGAACGCCTATACGCAAGCCGCGCTGGTTAAATATGAGGCCAATCTAGGGCTGAAAGTTACGGGCGCACTTCCGCAGATTATTTACGATCAACTCAAAGGCACACTATGAAATTAAAAGACCACTTCAGGTTTCACATATTCGATGCCAAGCAACTCACAATCGCTATGACTGGCGCGTTCTCGACTTGGGCGGCTACCGGCTTTCAACACGATATGCCCCACCTGGGGTACATCTTGGTCGGCTTTATTACTGGCGGTCTAGTTTCGCATGAGTCTATGGCAAACCCGAATGTAACCCCCGACTCCCACATCGCCACCCCGTACCTTGCCAACATAGACGATGGGGGAGTGACCAAGCCGATAGCCATACCCTCAGACCCGTATAAGCCTGAAGGGGCAGATGTCAAGCAGGTCATCAAGATCAACAGCGGGTTGATAAAGGAATGATTTATCTCTGGACTTTTATTGGTTTCCTATTGCTACTTTTAACAATGTGCCTATAAGATCATCCCGTTGGCAACCGCCAATGATCCAAAAAAACTTAACATTGCTCGCTGGCGTGAGTGCTATCAAACCAGCAATAAAACCCTCGTCACTAAAAGGCGGGGGTTTTCTTATTGCGTGTCAAATCGCTTCCCATAATTATTCTCGGTACGCTTCTCCCTGAAAGGGAGGCAACCAATGGCACTATCCGACTCAATCGAAAAGTTCACCGCTAAAACTCACAAATGCACACTAGCGATCATTACAGAAATGCTTGATAAGAAAGACCGCGAAGTGTTGCTGAACGCTATTAAAACAGGAGTCCCAACTACGACTCTCGTCTCAGCTCTCAGGTCAGAGGGTTTCCAAATCGCAGAGGCTACCTTTAACAAACACCGCAACGGAAAATGCTTATGTCCATCAGAGGACTAAACGAAGTCCTGAAAGACCGCCAAGAAACCTATGGCAGTCCAGAGGAAGCCTTTACTCGTATCGGGCGAATGTGGGGAGCAATCCTTAACACAGATGACATCCCCGCCCACGAAGTTGATCTCATGATGCTCGCTCTTAAAATAATCAGAATCGCAAATAACCCACAACACGAAGACTCTTGGCTAGACCTTTCCGGTTACATCCAGCATGGGCGAAAGATTGTAGGCATTGATGAGTCTTGAAAAAGCAATTAAGCAAGCCGAGGATGACTCAACGCTAGATGCCCTTCGCGCCGCGTTAAATAACGCTCAAAAGCAATTAGCCGCCGCAAAAATCCGCAACGATCAACTTGTCACCGCAACTCAACAAGGCGCGTATGAGGCGATGCTCGCTCTCGGTAAAGTCCCACCAGTTTTGGCACCTAAGAAAGATGCTCGCAAAAGCAGAGCAGAGGTGGCGTTAATTCACTCAACCGATTGGCAAGGCGCAAAGGTGACTACGAGCTACAACTCAGAGATCATGCGTAAGCGCGTTCTGCAGTTTGCAGACAAGATAGTTGCGCTCACCGACTTACAACGCGCACATCATCCCGTTAAAGAGTGCGTGGTTATGTTCGGTGGCGACATGGTTGAAGGACTTTTCAATTATCCTGCTCAACTTTGGCAGATTGACTCAAGCCTATTCGGACAATTCACAACGGTATCTCGCCTCATGGTGGACTTTGTAAGAATCATGCTGGCTAACTTCGAGAAGGTCACAGTTGTCGCTGAGTGGGGCAATCATGGTCGCATCGGAGGCAAGCGAGCAGAAGTTCCTAAAAATGATAATGTAGATCGAATGTGTTACGAGTTCGCCAGGACAATTCTCGCCGATGAAAAACGCCTCACTTGGGATGACTGCCCAGAGGATATTCAAGAAGTGCAGGTCGGCAGTTATCGCGCTTTGTTAATGCATGGCGATGAGTTGGGTCGCTCAGGATTCGCTTCACCTGCCGCGTGGATCGCCGGTGCTAATCGTTGGAAGGCTGGCGCACACGATTACGACTTCCATGACATTTATCTAGGTCACTATCACCGCCACGCGCAGGAGCCAATACAAAAGAGTTACAACATTTATTGGACAGGCTCTACTGAATCAGATAACCGATACGCCCGTGATTCAATGGCGGCTAGCGGTATGCCATCTCAACGCTTGCACTTTATTGATCCTGAAAAGGGCAGAGTGACGGCACAGTATCAAGTTTGGCTTGACTAATGACTACCATCGTTGCGGTGCAAACCGCCGAAGGAGTGAGATTTGGCGCAGATGCTCAGGTGACTGCGACTAGAAAATACTCACATATTCACATGACAAAAATCAGTCGTCGTGGACAGTATCTCGTTGCCGGAAGCGGATTGTCTAGCTACTGCGATGTTGCTCAACATATCTGGAACCCACCAGTACCAACTGCTAATGATAAAAAAGACATTTACCACTTTGTAATCTCAAAAGTAATCCCATCGCTCAAACAATGCTTCAAAGACAACGATCTCAAGTTAGAGGGAGATAAAGATGAGGAAACTCGATTCGCGTTTCTTATTGCAGTATGTGGCGAAGTGTTTGACATTGGGGATGATTTCGCCGTTTCTATTGATGCTGGTGGTTTATACGCTATCGGTTCGGGTAGCGCGTTCGCTCTCGGTGCGCTGGAGTCGGGAAAGTCAATCAAGCGAGCGTTAGAAATAGCCGCAAAACACGACCCCTATACCGGCCCACCATTTATCTACGCAGAGCAGAAAAAGGGCTAATCCTCATCGGTTTCTTGCCCAAAATCAACGACTTGGGTAAGGTCGATTTCCTGATTTTTAGCCGCCATTAAACCCGTGACAAAGAGGGTACTGGCGCGGTTCACAATATCGTCAATCTGATCGGGGTACTTCAGCTCAGCCTCTACCACAACGGCAAGGCTCCATAGGCTGATTTGGACTCTGATCATGACCTAATCTAAGCATGAAACGCCGAGAGGCGAGGTACTTCCCTTTCCGTAATCTATGCCGTAGGGTATCGCCCAACAGGTTCCAGCAGGAACCCCCAAACGGAAGGCAAATCATGGCTAATCAAAACTGCGAAATGTGTGGCAAATATTCAGCTAGCACTTCACGCTTGTATCGGTACGACAATGGCGAACAATTTAATGCCGGTGTCTGCTCAAAGTGCGCTGATCTACATGATCGGTTGGTGGCATAAATGGCGAAGTTCAACTTAGACGATTATGAAACAGTTGAATCCAGACTCAAGAAGTTCTGGGCGCAATTCCCAAACGGCAGAATCCACACTTTCCTAGTTCATCGTGACGATAGAAGTTTCATCGTTCGCGCCGAGCTATACACAAACCAAGAAGACAATCGCCCAATTACAACGGGCATGGCTGAGGAGATCATCGGCGTTGGAATGGTGAACACCACTAGCGCACTAGAGAACGCAGAATCCTCATCAATAGGTCGCGCACTCGCCAACTTTATTTTCTCAGGCAATAAACGCCCTAGCCGTGACGAGATGGAGAAGGTTGAGCGTTACGCAAAAGAGCCACGCAAACCTCTGAGCATTGTTCGCACTCTAACCCCTGAGCAGTTAGAACGCTTAGAGGGAATCCTAAAACTTATTGGCGAAACCAACGATGTGGATAACCTTCGCATCATTTGGAATCAAGAGAAGGATTTTTTAGACATGAAGGTAGCAGGGACAACTCTTAAAGATGCACTTAACAAGAGAGTGCAGGAA